GCATATAGGCAGAGTGGCAATTCGATTGCAGTTCCTGTTATGAAAGCATTAATTGGGAAAATATGCGATATTAAATCAAAAAGGAGAATTATAGATGAGAGAATATTTATTCAGAGGTAAACGAAAAGATAACGAAGAATGGGTACACGGGGACTTATGGTGCAACCCTTATGGAAAAAGAGTTGTTTGCATTGTTTCGCCGATAAATAATCAAGGCACCACGGGCGGAAATGAGGTTGACGCTGAAACAGTCGGACAGTACACTGGTATGGTTGACAAGAACGGCACGAAAATTTTTGAGGGAGATATTTGCAGCTTTGGCGATACGGACGGCGGTCGCACAAATTATGAAATTTGTTGGATTGAGAACAGGTGGATTGTGAGAGAATGCGGTCATAGCGGCGTCGATGATTTAGATTTATTCTTCTGTAAACGCTCGGTTGTGATTAGCAATATCTATGAAATCCGGAACTTTTGGAGGAGTGAAAGTAATGACAAATGAAGCGTATGAGCAGATTAAGCTATTCAACTGGGTTGCGTATGCGAGAAATACTTATCCGCAGCTTGACTTGCTGTATCATGTACCAAATGGTGGCAAGAGAAATCAGAAAGAGGCGTTTAACCTTAAAAGGCAAGGTGTGAGAGCCGGTGTGCCTGATTTGTGCCTGCCTGTATCGAGGGGGAAATATCACGCACTTTACATTGAACTCAAGGTGGGCAACAACAAAGCGACTGAAAAGCAGCGAAAATGGATAAAGAGACTGAGAGAGCAGGGCAATTTGGCGCTTGTTTGCTATGGCTGGGAGGAGGCCTCGGCTGTACTGCTTAAGTACATAAAGCTAAAGGCGGACAGTGAAGATGAAAAGCTGTGAGAATTGCAGGCATTTTACACGCTGCTCAGCGAGGAGCAGAGGAGTGGTGTGCAACTGCTGGGGAAAATATACAGGAAGAAAGGACGGAATAAAAACGATGGCAGAGGAAAAGGTACTGGTTTTTAAGTACGCAGAGCCGCTCGGCTACAAGGACGAGATTAGAGGTATGGTTGAGATGATTGACAGGGTTGAGATTGAGAACTTTTTGAGGAGTGAGAAACTCAAAAACAAGGACTTGCTTAAAGGCAGAATTAAGATGATTTATTCGGGCAGCGGCAAGGATAATCTTGAGAACAAGGATACAGGCGAGGTTTACAAGGGAACGGTGATGTTTGTAGGCGTTTCAAGAGAGGACATTGTTAATCTTACTGATAATCAGATTAAGGCGATTAAGTGCGTTTATAGAAAGGTGGGTTAGAGAATGTACGGGGTTATTGTAATTGCACTATTTGCGGCTTATTCTTTTATCTTTTATGGAATTCACAGAATTGATAAAAGGGAAACAAAGGAAGAGATAGAAAACTTGAAAAGTTGCATTACTCACAGGGACAAGTTGATGGATGAAATGTCGGAAGAGGCACAAAAGCTCGCAGATGAAAAAGAAAAAGCTGTAAAGGCTTGCAGAAAGTACAGAGAAAAATTGAACCTTGTGTATGGAAATCTTAAGAATCTTAATGATACATACAGCAGCAATGAAGTGAACTTGTGCAAGGCGATTGAACAGAACATATACCTGAGCGGACAGCTGAAAACGTATAAGGACGCATATGGTGAGATAAAACAGAGCGAAAATTGAGATGTAACGGAAAGAAAAAAAGCGGCCATTGAGCCGCTTGACTTTCCTGCTAAAGCAATTATTTAAGTGACGAACTTTGAGAAAGGATATATAATATAATGTTTACATACAAAAGAACTATAAAAAGTGGTCCTCTCACTGAAATTGAATATTACAGATCCTTTCGCAAAATCGGGAAAAATTACGGGGGCAGAAAAATAAATCAAAGTCTTACACCCGAAAAGCAAAAAAGAGCTAACAGAATGCGAGCAATCAAAAATATGCAGAGGCTTATACTTTGCAATTTTACAAGCGGTGACTATTTTGTAAGGCTGAATGTGCCAAGGGCGGAGCTTACGGAAGATGAATTCGAAAAGATTGCAAGCAAATGGAAAAGAAAAATGCGTGACGCTTTTCGCAAAATTGGAAAAAAGTTTAAGTACATATCGTTTACGGAGTGTGGAAAGCTGGGCAAGAACTGGCATATGCACATTATCGTTGAGCGTGAGGCTCTTGAATTTGTAGAAAAGTATTGGGAGTACGACGGCATAAACTTTACTGCACTATACACAAGCGGTTACTACGAAAAACTTGCGGAATACATAAGCAAAGATGCAGCAGGGGAAAAGAGGATAAGGACAGCGAGATGCCTTAAAAAACCTGATGTTACTGTAAAAGAGGCAGGGCGCAGGGAGATTAAGAAACTTGAGCGTGGTGAAATGATAAAAATTCCTGACGGCTGTTTTATGCTCAAGGACGATGAGAACTACAATTACAACGATATAACAGGTGCAAGCTGGTACTTTGCTTTTTTGCCTCTTGCGTACGAAAAATTTGATATTTCATAAACAAGCTGTCTGCGGACGGCTTATTGGTGCAGTGGGGTGAACGAAATGGTGGACAAGAGTACGAAAGCGATTTGCCCATTTTTTTGCAAAAGTGGGGATATGAGAATAAAATGTGAGGGGTTTTGTGAGGAAGTTGTTAAGCTCACACTTGAATTTGAAACGAAAAAGCAGCGGCAAGAATATGAAGTTAATTTCTGCAACTGCAAATGCTGGCGTGGGTGCTGCATTGCAAAAATGAATGAAGAAAGATACAAAGAATGAGAAAAGCGTGTGATTTATTTCGCACGCTTAAATTAATGTTTAAAATTATGCTTGATTTTGTTGGTTTTAAGTTGAAAATTAATAGCTACGCTATTAGAATGATAAATTTATGAAATATGTGTGCGACGGATTTGAATGGTTGCGTGTGATAAGAGTATAGCAGGGCGGTGGGGTTGATTTGGTCGCAGATTGCTTTAAAATTTAAGTAGATGTAGTTAAATTTGAGCAAAAAGCAAAAAAGAAAGTGGTGCAGATGAGTGATCAAAAGAGAATTGATTGGAAAAAAATCAAAGCTGAATATGTAACGGGCGAAATAAGTCTTGCAAATATTGCGAAAAAATACGGTGTGAGTGCCTCTGCTGTGCAGAAAAAGAGTGTAAAAGAAAAATGGGCAGCAGAAAAGCGCAAGCAGCACAAGAAAGCAGCGGACAAGGTTGCTAAAAAACTCAATGACAAGAATGTTAGAAAAACGGTCAATGACATTGAGCGTGTGTGCTCGGCAGCAAGTAAGCTGATTGCAAAGATTAACAGAGCTATTGACGAAGTTGACAAGTGCGAAAAAGTTACTGTGAGAACGAAAAAGACAAAGACAGAGGGCATTAACGATAAAGGGCAGGCAGAAGAAATTGAGGAAACCGCAAGGGAAACGGATATAGAAATCTACAAGGGGCTTGTGGACACAAAAAGTATAGCGGAAATATCGAAGAGTTTGCTTAACATTAAGCAGGTGCTTGCAGGTACGGAGCAAGAGGAGAGCAACAAGGAAATCAATATTATTGAGCTGCCCGAAATGCAGCTGCTCACTCCACCCGAGGAGGATATTTTGAATGATTAAAAACAAAATTTGGACGCCGCAACCTAAGCAGCGGCTTATGCTGAGCCGAGGCGAGGACGAGGGCTTTTACGGAGGTGCGGCAGGAGGTGGAAAATCGGACTATCTTGTGATTGAGGCAGTGCGGCAGGTGAATGTGGGCAATTACAGAGGACTTATTTTGAGAAAGACAGTGCCCGAACTTGAGCAGTTGATTGAGCGTGCAAGATATTATTACACACAGCTTTGTGCAGATGTTAAATTTAATGACACGAAGCACACATTTACATTTCCGAGCGGCGCAAAAGTGCAGTTTGGTTCGCTTTTTCGCACGCAGGACAAGTTTAAATATCAGGGCTTGCAGTATGATTTTATAGGATTTGATGAGCTGACACAATTTACTTTTGAGGAGTACAGCTATTTAAAAAGCCGTAACAGAGCAAGCGGCCCGGGCACAAGGGTGTATGTACGGGCAACAGGCAACCCCGGAGGTGTGGGGCACGGTTGGGTTAAGAAAGAATTTGTTACTGCCGGAAAGCCGTTTACTACGATTTGGAAAAAGTTAGCGGTAAAACAGCCTGACGGTATGCTGAAAAGCTATTGGCAATCGAAGGTGTTTGTACCGTCAAGTGTGTTTGATAATAAGAAATTGCTTGAAAATGACCCGATGTACCTCAAGAGGCTTGCAGACCGCCCCGAGGCGGAAAGGAACGCACTCCTTTACGGCAGTTGGGACAGCTTTGAAGGGCAGGTATTTACTGAATTTACGGACGATCCGCAGCATTACAATGACAGGCGATTTACTCATGTGATTAATGACTTTAAAATTCCCTGGGGCTGGAAGATTATACGCAGCTTTGACTGGGGATATACAAGGCCGTTTTCTGTTGGCTGGCACGCTGTGGACAATGACGGTCGGTATTACCGCATACGAGAATACTACGGCTGTGCGAAAAACAGCCCGAATACAGGACTTAAAAAGAATTTTGACAAGCTTGCTCAGGAGATAAGAGAGATTGAGCAGAATGACGAAAATCTTAAGGGCAGGAAAATAATGGGTGTTGCTGACCCTGCAATTTTTGCGGACAACGGCAGCGGTGCAAGCATTGCGGCAAGTATGGCTAAATACGGCGTTTACTGGGAGCGTGGGGACAATGAGCGTATAGCAGGACTTATGCAATTCCACTACCGCCTTGCTTTTGATAATGACGGAGTGGCTATGTACTACATTTTCAAGAGCTGCAGGGAGTTTATTCGCACTATACCGAACCTTGTGTACTCTGAAAAATATGTTGAGGATATTGATACGGACGGAGAGGACCACCAATATGATGAGGCGAGATATGCGATGATGATGAATGTTATTAATCCACGCAGGAACGCACTTGAGCAGGTGCCGGAGTTTGATCCGCTTGACAGAAGTAATATTTTTTAGGAAATAAGGAGGAGAAAATGGAAGTAAAGAGAGATGAGAACGGCGTTATTATGCCGATTCGCACATACTCGGCTGAGGCGGAGGGTGTGCACCCAAAGAAAAGTTTTAATGCGGTAGTAAAAAGTAGGGACATTAATGCAGTGGCAAATGGCGGTGCAGACGATGAAACCGATGAGGCAGCGGCTCAGGGCAGTGCAAAGGCGATTGGAAGCGAAGAGATTGCAAAGGCGAGAAGTGTGCTTAATGACTACATAGCGAGCAAAAAGAGCTATGATGTGCGGTACAAGAACAATTTTGATACATACAATTTGCTTTACACAGATAACGATAAACCGAAGAAGTACAAAAGTGAGGACGGCAGTATAAGAAATGAACTGATTCCGAAACGCATGGGAGGTCAGACGCTTAATGTGATTATGAACAAACATGCAGACCTGATGGACAATTTTCCCGAACCTGTTTTCTTGCCGAGAGCGAGAGATGACGAGGAAACTGCTAAGATGCTTAACAGTGTAATGCCGTGTGTACTTGAGCGCAACGGCTTTTTACAAGTTTACAGTGAGGTGAATACTGATAAACTTGTCGGCGGTACAGGTGCGTATGCGGTAGTATGGAACGGAAAAAAAGATAATGGCGTCGGCGATGTAGAAATTTGCAAGGCGGATATTCTGAGCCTTTTTTGGGAGCCGTTTATTGAGGATATACAGGACAGCAGAAATGTGTTTTATGTGCGGCTTTATGACCTTGAGGAAGTCAAGGAGATGTATCCACAGCTTGAAGATGTAAGCTCAAGTACAATGGGACTTGAGAATTACAGAACATATGACAACAGCAACAAAGAAAACGGTAAAGCAGCGGTTATAGACTGGTACTACAAGAAAAACGGCGTACTGCACTTTGTGAAGTTTTGCGGGGAAAAGGTACTTGAGGCTACGGAGAACGAGCCTGAAAAGTACCCGAATGGACTGTATAACCATGGACTTTATCCGTTTTTCCTTGATCCTTTGTTTAAGCTGAGGGATACTCCGGCAGGATTTTCATTTGTTGACATTTGCAGGAGCTGTCAGAGCAATCTTGACGAGCTTAAAAGGGATATTCTAAAGAACATAAAGGTAAATTCTCAGACGAGGAGCATTATTAATTCAAATGCAGGACTTAATATTGCTGACCTTAACGATTTGAGCAAGGATTTTATTGAGGCACAGAGTGTTGAGAACGCAACAAAGCCGTTTGAAACTAAGGACATTGCGGCAGGTGCGCTGAATATGTACAATGCACTGATAAATGAAATCAAAGAAACAACCGGTACTAATGACGCAAGCAACGGTGCCGGCAGTGCGGGTGTGACATCGGGTTCGGCTATTGCGGCACTGCAAGAGGCAGGCGGAAAGATAAGCAGGGATATTAATAAGAGTGGTTATCATATATTTACAGAAATTTGCAGCTGCATTATTGAGCTGATGAGACAGTTTTACACTCTACCGAGATTTTACAGAATTACGGGAGAGGACAACAAGACAGAGTACATTGATTTTGACAACTCGCAGCTTATGAAACAGCAGACAGATGAAAGCGGACAGATATTTGACCGTATGCCGATTTTTGACATTAAAGTAAAAGCGCAGAAAGCGAGCCCGTTTGCGACGGCTGCAAGCAATGAAATGATGATGAACCTTTACAAGCTCGGATTTTTTAATCCGCAGAATGCAGATTCTGCGCTGATTGCTCTTGAGGGTATGAGCTTTGAGGGGAAGACAAAAGTAGAGGAAATGATAAAGAAAAATCAGACGCTTGAGCAGACGGTTCAGGAGCTATACAACAAAAATCAGATGATGAGTGAAATGCTTGCGAACAAGGAGGCAGTAAATCAAAATCCTATGCAGGCTCGGAATAATGCGGTTATGAATGGAGGTGCAGCGGTATGACAGAGATAAAGACGCAGATAGAGTTTGATTTTAAGCAGCCGAGCACAGCAGTTTTTGAATTTGAATGCAAGGGTCACTGTACGCACGATGTGTGCGTGAGTGTAAGTGCACTTGTGAGCACGCTTGTACAGATTGTTAAAGACACAGAGGCAAGACTTGAAGAACCTGAGATTGTATACGAGTACGGCGATGTGAAAATTAAATGCGTATGCGAAAGAATGGTATTTGAGCTTAAGTTAAGACAGAAGATTGAGGCGATTATGACAGGCCTTGAGATGTTTGAGGAAAACTATCGTGACGAGATTGAAATTAAAAACGGTGGGGTTGTTTTTAAAAACAGCGAAATATTATAATTAAAATATAATGGTGAGAGTGAGTGGAGCTTATCGCCCGGCACGCCGGAAAGACGGTAGGACACCTCGGAAAGACGAGAGAATGGAGAAACTTATGGAAAAATATACGAAGGTCATTATTAACCTTTTTGACGGTGAAGGTGCAGGAACAGCAGACGGAAACGGAGAAGGGGCAGGTAATGGCAGCGGTGCTACCACAGGCACACAGGAAACTGAAATAAAGCAGGAAACCAAAGCTAAAGCGCAGAGGCTCGGGCTTAGTGATGATTTGCTTGAGAGCTATCAGAATGCTTACGGCTACAAGGAAGGGGAAGAACCTGCGGCTGAAAGTACAGAAAGACAGCAGGCGGAAAATCTTGACGAGGAATTTGAAAGTCTGATTAAAGGCAAGTACAAAGACCAGTTTGGCAAGAAGATGAACACTTCATTTTCTGAGAGATTTTCTAAAGCAAAAAATCAGATTGACACGCTTAAAAATCAAGTAAGTACCGACAATGAGATTTTGAGTATTATTGCGAACAAATATAATATTGACAGCAACGATACTAATGCTTTACTTGAGGCTGTAAAGGGTGATTCGAGCTACTTTAGCGAAAAAGCACTTGACAGCGGTATGACTGCCGAAGAACTGCAGGATAAGTATTTCAGCGACAAAGAAGTAAATGAAACCAAGGAAGAGCTTAACAGATTAAGACAGGAAAAGGCGATGGCAGAGCTTGATACAAGACTGCAAAACATGGCGCTGAAAACAAGAGAAACTTACCCTGATTTTAATTTGCAGGAAGAGATGAATAATCCTGCATTTACGGCTGCGCTTGATTTTATTGCTAAGAGAAATACGGAGAAAAATAAGTCCACAGGCAAAAATGATGAAGTGTTTGACACAACATTCGCATATGAGATGGCGCACGCTGATGAACTGAGGCAGCAAATGGTGAACAGAACCGCAAAGGCTGCGATGAGTGCTGCTACTAAGCATATGCAGGCTAATGCTAACAGAATAAGCGAGAATGTTAATCAGAGAAGTTCAAGAGCTGTGGCGAAGAGTGTAAAAGATATGAGCGACAGTGAATTTGATACGCTCGTAGAGAACATTAAGAACGGAACGGCACATATTCCGAGATAAGACGCCGTTTCGGGAAAGGAACGGATATGAAAAAGTTTATTGAAATTAAATTAAATCTCTTTGATGTTACGGTAGACGCAGGTGGTGTGAACCGCTCAAACGGCTATGTGGTGAACGCATACGGTAACACTGAGGAAACAAGCGGCAATGATTTTACACCCGAAAAGGCGGTGTTTTACAACAGAGTGTTTCTGAAAAACCATCAGGAAAAGCTGGTGCACGCTCAGTTTGGCAAGAGGGAAACATTCCCAAAACATAACGGCGGTATTGTAAACATCAGAGGTCTTACACCGTACCCGACTGCAACTACACCGCTTACCGAGGGTGTTACACCTCCGGGTAATCAGATGAATTTCTATTACATTGAAATTCCGGTAAACCAGTACGGTGCGTACACTCCTGTGACCGATTTTGCACAGTTTGCAAGCCGTGATGATATTCTTGTGCATGACGCAGAAGAGCTTGCAAGTCAGAGCGGCAGAACACTCGAGGAGATTGACGCAGCGGCACTTAACACAGGTACATCGGTTATTTACGCACCTGCGGTTGCAAGTGACGGTACAGAAACCGAGGTAACCACACGAAAGGGTATTACTAAGCTGTCTACCCTTACGGTTGATGTGCTTTACAGAGGATTAAACTACCTTGAAATGCAGAATGCCGAGCCGATTGGCGACAGTTTTGTAGCGATTATTCACCCGAATGTAAAGTATGACCTTATGCGTTCTAAAGACTTTATCGAGGTTACAAAATACTCGGCAACTGAGAGAATTTTTAAAGGCGAAATCGGTATGATTGGCAACATTCGTTTTGTGAAGTCGAATATGTCTTGTGTGTTCAAGAAAGCAGGTGCTGAGGGCATTGATGTTTACAGCACACTCTTGCTCGGTAAAGAGGCGTACGAGGTGCTTGAGATTGAGGGCGAGGGTATGAAAACAATTATTAAACCGCTCGGCTCAGGCGGTGCTACTGACCCGCTCGACCAGCGAGCTACGCAGGGTTGGAAGTGCACACATGGCATTGGCATTATTGCACAGACCTGCATGGTGAGAATTGAGAGTGCGAGCAAGCTCAGCACAACAAAAATTACAGCGTAAGGAGTGAGAGTGATGGCAACTAAAGCAGCGGAAAAGGTTACTGCCGAGGGTGAGAAGATTGAGATTGACAAGTCACAGCTTGACAGTATTCTTGCTCAGCAGGAGGAAATGAAAGCAACGATTGCTCTGCTTACTAAGCAGACACAGAGGGACGCTGAAAAACTTGAAGCCGATGACAGGGAAAAAACCGAGGAAAAAAGACTTTTAGGTCTTGTGAAAAAGGCAAACGAAGAGGCAGAGGAGCTTGTTGAGGCACATATTGATATGGGCTCACTAAAGAGCAACAAGAACCTTGAGCTTAACATTAACGGCGTGCAGTCGATTATTCCAAAGGGTCAGACGGTGACTATTCCCAAAAAGGCAAAGGAAATTATCGACAACGCTAAAGAGCAGCAGGCGATTGCACTCGGCATTCAGAGCAAGAGAGCAAAGGAAGCAGAGGACGCTATTGCCGAGGAAAGAATTTAACAACAAGTTCCATTTGGAAATCTCTAATAATCTGAAACGGACGGTGGCGGTGGCTATCGTCCGTTTTGCGTATGGGGTGATATTGATGACTATTGAACAGGTAATTGACAATGTGAAAAGGCTCAAGAGAGATTATGCGGTGAGTGATGAGCAGATTATTGCAGATATAAATAAGGTTGAGATGTACATTGTTTTGAATGTTGCAGCAAACAGAGAGGGCGGAAATGAGATTGCAAGAGAGTACGGAAAGTATGATTTGCAGACGGACAGAGGAAAAGAGCTGCTTGTGCCTGCGCCTTATGACGGAATATACGAGGCGTTTTGTGCAAGTATGATTGATTTACAGTACGAGGACAGCGAAAGATATGTGAATGACAGTATAGTGTATAAAGACCTACTAAATGACTTTACAAGCTATTGGTACAGAACGCACAGGCAGACAAGGTATAACAGATATTATATGTAAGGGGTGAAAGGAATGTTGCCGGAGCTTAACAATGTAAGGAGAGCGACAAGTGAGATAACTGTATTTAAAGGTTTAAACAGGACAAGCAATACAGGATTTTCGAGAGTGTCTACATCAAGCACTACTTTGTATACGGAATTTAAGGATATGAAGAATATGAGCGGTGACAATTTTCCGATTCTTTCGCCGAGGAAGAACAGGGCAAGAGTTACTGCGAGAGAAAGTGCAAGGATTGTAAGTAATGTGATATGCGCTAATGACGGACTTATTTACCTTGACAGCAGAGGCTATTTGTGCAACAACGGCAGACTTATTGAGATTAATGGATATGAGTATGATACAAAAATAGAACATCAACTTGTCCAATACGGCAACAATGTATTGATTTTTCCTGATAAAAAGTATGTAAACCTTAGCAGCGGCGCTGTAACGGATATTGAAGTGCATAATAATGGAATACAATGCAAGGCTGTGCAGGACAGCGAGTATTACGGCTTTTATTGTTCGATTGACAAAATTGCGCTTAACACAAGCGTTAAGCCAAGAAAAAAGGTGATGTCGATTGCGGCTTACATTAATTTTGCGGACAGCAGTGAGCAAAAAGGAAAGGAAGGCGGAGCAAACTATGCAGAGTTTATAAGCAAAATTGAAGTAGGCGATACGATTGAGGAATGTAAAAGTGTGCCGAGTAAATTATGGATGTGCACAAGTGAAGAAGAGAATAAAGATTATTACGGAGGAAAATTAAAATATTTTACCGTACTTGAAAGTTATTACCTGAAACTTAGTGCCGAGGGAATTGGAAAAGGATTAAAAACCGGGGATTTTGTGAAGATTTCAGGCATTGAACACAATGTCGGAGAAACCGAATGGGATAAAGATAACAGTTATGTTGAAACACTTAATAACAAATTTTTTAAGTTATATGATGTTGCTCCTGATTACATTGTAATTAAAGCAAACATAGATTCAAGTGTACCATACTGCGGAATAATTAATGTTGAGAGAATTATGCCTGATTTGGAAACCGGCATGATAATGGAAATTGACAACAGACTGTGGGGATGTTCAAGTAAGAGTAATGAGATATATGCCTGCAAGCTCGGTGACTGTGAAAACTGGTATGCGTACAGTGACGGCATAGCAACGGACAGCTTTGCGCTGACTGTGGGGGTTGAGGGTGAATTTACAGGAATTGCAAAGATGAACAGTTCTGTTATTTTCTTTAAGGAGAATTACGCACTGAAAATATATGGCACAAAGCCATCTAATTTTACTCTTACAACATACAGGGTTAGCGGAGTTGAGAAAGGCAGCAGGCAAAGCGTAGTGAATATGGGAGATTATCTGCTGTATAAAGCGAAAAACGGAATTGCACAATACTCAGGCGGTACGGCTGTGTTGATTTCGGAAAGTGCGTTTGGAAACGAAAAGTACAGAAACGCTGTGGCAGGAAAGCACAAGAGCAAATACTATGTAAGTCTTGAAAACATTAAGGGTGGAAACGAGATGTTTTGCTTTGATGTGCAGAAAGGTTTATGGCACAAGGAAGACGATACGAGAATGCTTTGTACAGCGACATATAATGATACGATGTACTATGTGAATGATGAGAATAACTATATTGTGTGTGTTGAGAGCGAAAACAGCTTGCTTGACAACATTATGTATTACGATACAAAAAAGTGCGGAAAAGAGTTTGAAGACGGTACAGGCAGAATATACGGCGATGTTGATGATGACGGTGTGGTAACTGCTGATGATTTGCAGTTACTTAAAGATTATATAGCAGCTGAGAAAGAACTAAAGCAAAGTCAGATTGAAACAACTGATGTTAATGATGACAACAGTATTGACGCAAGAGATGTAACACTGTTGCAGACATATTTGACTAAGCAGAAACTTGAAATTGAAAACAGTTTTGAGTGGTTCTGCGAAACCGGAGATATGTATGACAGCGACTTTGACACGAAGTTTATAAGCAAGGTTGCAATAGGGATTAAGCCTGAAAAGGACACGAAGGTAAGAGTGCTTGCGAGGTTTAGCGAAAGCGGCGAATGGAGCGAGCTGTATAGGATATATTACGATGAGAAAAAGCCGAGGGTGATACCTGTGCCGCTTAGGAGAGCTGAATTTTTAAGACTTAAAATCGAAGGTGTGGGGTATTGTGAGATATACGGCATTAACATTACATATCAGAAAGGAAGTGCGGTGAGATAATGGCAGTGCTTAGAATTGACCCTCCGCCTGCGAGCAATGATCCGGGTGTGCTGAGGAATTACATTGCAGACCTTTACGAGGCGCTTACGGGAGTGCTGTACAGTCTTGATACGGATAATATGAGCGAGGACTTTTTGAAGAATATAAGCACGAAAGGGGACGATGAGAGTGGCATATAACATTTATGACGCAAACAGCGTGAATGACGCTACAAGAGCATACAACAATGTTGCAAACAATGCGCCCACATTTGCGGAAAGCACGCCTACAAAGCAGGCGAGAGCGCAAGCAGATAATTATGCTAATTCGTACAAAAACAGAATAGACGGCGGATATAAGAGCAGCTACAGCGATACTTTAAGTGACCTTGCAGATAAGTATATGAACAACAAATTTAAGTTTAACGCAGATGACAGCTCTGAGTATCAGCAGTATAACGATAAATACAAGCGTGAGGGAAAAGTACAGCAGGAGAATGTGCAAGGTTCGTACTCTGCAAACACAGGCGGCTACACAAACTCATATGCTCAGGCGGCAGGGCAGAAAGAATACAACAACTTTATGGACGAGCTGCAAAACAAAATACCAAGTCTTAAGAACAGTGCATATCAAAATTGGAGCAGTCAGCAGGAGGATACGCTTAATAAGATAAGTACATTGCAAGGCTTTGATAATGCACAGTATCAAAGATACAGGGATAAGGTGCAGGATGACTACGATTTTATGACCTATTACGAAAATAAGTACAGCACAAGCAAGGGCCTTGATATGAGTAACTTCCAAAATGAGCTTGCGAGGTGGCAGGCTCAGATGTCGGCAGCGGCAAGCAATTTGAGTAATATACGAAACCTTGCAGAGCAGCAGTATGAGCACAATAATGTTTCTGCTGATACGCAGGCGAGTATTGACAGTTCAAAAAGGCAGAATGACGCTTATTATAATTATTTGAACAGTAAATTGCAGAATGATTGGGAGAATAACATATGGGAAAAGATTTGAAGTATTTGGATGTGGCTGAGGACAATGCAGCAAAGGCGGCGATGGAAAGCGGAACATACAGTGGTTCTTACGGTGATAAGATTGATACAGCTATTAACAGCTGGCTTAGCAACAGAGGATTTGACTATAATACGAGCAATGACAAGGACTACCAAAAATATGTTGAACAGTACAAAGATAACACGCAGACGGGCGCACAGTTAAGCAGACAAACAGCCGCACAGCTTGCGAACGGGTATGAACCGAGCTATGCGGATGTAGTGGCGGGTGAGGTTGCCAATAAGCATATGGAGAATGTGAGCGACGCAGTGCCGACTTACAAGCAGATGGCGCAGCTTGACTACAACGCTGAACAGAACAGGCTTGCTAATGCAGGCAATATATATTCTCAGCTTGACAGTACCGAATACAGCAGAAACAGAGATTTGACACAAGACTACAAAAATCAGCTTAATACTTTATATAACAGATATGTTGCAGACAGACAGAGCGACTTACAGCTTAACGAGCTTAACAATAGCATATACGAAACTAAGCTGAATGCTGAACAGAACAGAATTGAGGACGAGAGAAACGCTGAAAACAGCAGATACATTTACAACACACAGAGTGCAGACAGTAAGGCCCAGATTGCACAGGCGGAAGCTGAAAATAACAGGAAAATAGAATATGCAAAATCCGAGGACGCATATAACAACTGGGTTGAAAGGGTAAAAGATATGCAGAAGAAAAGCAAAGATAAAGGAAAAACAAGAAATGCGGAGGCTGTATTTGCAGCTATGGGTGTTACGAAGAAAGACTTTAAGGAAGACGGGGACAAATATGACGAGAAAGGCATTAACAACTATGTGACATACTCAAAGGCATATATTGACGGTGCACTTGAGGCAGGAAGAATTAACAGTGACGAAAGAGATTATTTGTACAATAAAATCGGTGTTACATCAGATGATGAAAAGTACAATAACGGTATTGCAGAAAGTTTTATTAATGCTTATTTGAAGAAAGAAGATAAAAACGGAAATGTATCGTATGCAAACGAGGCGTTCACGAAAAAGCAGCTTGAGATTGGTTTTGATAAGGGCCATATATCTAAAGATGATGTAGCGTATATTGCTGCCAAATTAGGAATTAACATATAGGAGGAAAAAATGATTAGTAATATTGATAAGACAGAGAGTGAAAGACTTAATCAAAAGCTTAGAGATATAGTGACAGGTAAATATCAAAGTCCTGCGAAGCAGAGAAATAATTTTTTCAGTACAAATCTTAATCATGTACAGAACGAAGACAGTAATTTAAGTATTGTGCCAAATGGAACGAAAGATTCCAACGGAGTAAAACATTACACTCTTGAAAAGAATGCACCTGCATATTTACCCGGTGCAGAGAAACTGTTTACTGTTCGTAACAATATTGTTAAAAATCAAATTGAAAGCATAAACAAGCAGTCGGAACGAAACGAATATTATACACAGAAGTATAAGGATACTCCAAAAACTTATGAGGGGTACATGAATCACGCTCAGTATGTAAGCAGTGACGAAAGGAAATGGCTTGAAAAGCAAGCCGAACAGTATGCAACAGCCGAGGACTATAAAAAAGAGGCTGATAAGGCAAAGGCGGATTATAATTATTATAAAATTTTGGGTGAAAAAGTAAAAAATGAGTCTGTATATTACCAATATGTAAGTGCAAGCAAATATGCTCAACAAAAACAATCAGACCTACAAAACAGTGACGATAAAATTGAAAAACGAATGAATGAAGCTCAAGATTCCGAAAGAATTGCCGAAAGCAAAGGAAAAGAAAAGTATTACGAGGAAAAATATAAAGACACTCCAAAGACATATGAAGGATATATGAAGCATGCGCCTTATGTAAGTGAAGAAGAAAGACAATGGCTTGAAAGTCATGCGGACGAGTTTGCAACAAGTGAGGATTACAAGAAAGAGATCGAAAAAGCAAAAGCTGAACATGCTTATTTATATCATATATATAAGGAAAACGAGAGTAATGGCACTACTGCATCAAAAAGCGATAGAAAAATTGATGACGGTATTATTTCTAAACTAAATGAAATAAGCAAATACGAAAGTAAATTAAGAAAAAAAGAGTATGAAGAAAAGACTAAGGATATTCTTGAAAGTGACGCAAGGGTAAGGAGTATTGTACAGCAGTATTATGCTTATCAGAAAAATTCTGAACAGAGAAAGTCTGATAATGATGAGGCTGTGAGAATTGATTTAAAAAGCGGAAATAAATACACTCCTGAGCAGGAACAAAGAATTGTTGAGAACTTTAACAATCTTGCAAACGAGGGATATGATCCGAAAGAATTATACACTTATTATGACAGAGCTATGCAGGAGCAGGCATCTATTGAAAACTTGCAGAAAATTCAACAGGACGCAATGAACAATCCTGTAGGTGCGAGTGCGTGGAGTGTACTTGATAATGCCGTTGGCTCTGTAGGTGACGCTTTTAAGTATATTGGTGCGGGTATTGCGGAAGGTGTTACAGGAGAGTATCAATGGATTAATACATATGATACCGCAGCGGCAAGGGTTAATACTGTAAGAAGCACGGTATCTGACAAAATAGGTGCGGATATCGGGAATGAAACTGCCGGCAAGGTTGCGTCATTTTTATATCAAACAGGTATGAGCCTTGCTGATTTTGCGGCAACCTTACCGCTCAATCTTGTACCCGGTGTCGGTACAGGTCTGCAAATGGTTTTGCTTTCGACAGAGGCAGGAACAGCAGCGGCAAAAGACGCATATGAAAATACAGGTAAAGCCTCTAATGCACTTATGACCGGTGTTGCGGCAGGTATTGCAGAAGCATTTTTCGAAAAATTCAGTATTGAAAATTTAAAGGATTTCAAGAGTGTTGCCCCAGACAGCGTTACAAGCATACTTAAGAATGCAGGTAAGCAGATGTTTACGGAGGCAAGCGAGGAGGGATTAACCACTATTGCCAATACTATGACAGACTGTATTATTAACGGTAATATGTCATCTATAGCACTTGAATACCAGGGGTACATTGATGAGGGTTACACAAAAGATGAAGCAACAGCAAAGTGTGCAGAGAGCTTTGCTAAGCAGGTTGCACTTGACGCAGCAGGTGGTGCTGTAAGCGGCGGCGTGCTCGGCGGCGGTGTTAGTGCTGTAAGTTATGCTAAAGGCAAAATAAACACCAATATTGATATGAAAAAGAGTGCGGAAGAGATTGGCAAAGAGGTTATGTCAGATGAGAACTTTGACATTAATCTGCTTTTGGAACAAGCAAAAAACAGTAGTAACGAAAAAGCTGAGAATATTGCTAAGTCGATTGAGAAGAAGATGAGCGGCAACAAGAACTACAAGGTAAACAGCGTTGATGTTGGCAACCTTATGAAACTTATCGGCGCCGAAAGTTTAAAAAATACGATTAGTGAGAACACTGATGTAAAAAATGACGGAGTTACCGCAAATGAAGAGAGTATCAACACTATAAGCAAGGAAGAGATTACAGAACATATAAAATATAACTTTGGCAACAGTCATAAAAACGGCATTACGGCAACAGACAATAAAGGCAAGAGTGTTGTTATTGTAGGATTTGAAAGCAGTGCGAGATATTACGGAGAAGCGGATAATAAGGTGCGTGTTATTGCTGATGACGGCAGGGTATATAATGCAGACAGTTTGACTTTTAATCTTCCAGAATATCAAAGTCTTATGAATACTGCGAAAAACTTTGATACAAACGGTGCGGGCACGCTTGTGCAGGAATACGGCGATTATGTTAATTTTAAAGGCAAAGAAAGCGATATTAATAATTATATAGATACATTTACACAGTTATACGAAGCGGGAAAAATGGGAGCCCGTTATAACAGAGTAGCCGCAATGAAATATTACGGGAAATATATTGACGCAATCGGTCCGCAGAGAGCAATGCTTGCGGTTGAGGCGGGCAATAAAGATTCTGATTTATTCTTCAACAATGAAGAAAAACTTGCGAGAATAGACAGAAGTTCAAATGTAAAGGCTAATGTGTATGTTGAGAAGAGTGCCGAGGAAACAGTAAACCTTGATGAGGGTACAAGACTTGCACTTGAAAAATTAAGTGAAATGACAGGCAAGGAGATTATACTCACTGCCGATATGGACGAAAACGGAAGAATTGATTTTAGGAACGGTAAAATATACATAAGAGCAAGCCTTGACGGCAATTATATTTTACCTGTTGCAATGCATGAAAGCATGCATTCGTTTCGCAGGGAAAGTCCGAAAGATTACAGGCTTATAAGAAACTTTGTTGTGGACTATCTGTATGCGAGCGGTCACGATGTAATGAAAATGGCTGATAATGTTAAGATTAATTACGGTGACAGATTGACCACAAACGAGGATTGTATAGAAGAAATTGTCTGCAATTCCATTATGGCTATTGCAGGTGATGAAAGTGCAACGCATAAGGCTTTGCAGGTTGCAAAAGCAGATGAGGGGGTTCTTCAAAAACTTGCAAATGCAATAAAAAATCTTGCGAGCAAAATTAAAGAGTTTATCATTACTCATACAACAAACGAAGCAGCTCAAGCATTTGTAAATGATGTAAAGGCGCTTGACAAACTTGCAGAAATGTTTAGCAATGCAGCGGATAACATTAAGGCAAAAAGTGAAGAAGTAATTACAAATGAGCAAAAAAATAACACCGACAAGGGTGTTGGGAATGTTAAGTATAGTATTGATAAACATTTTGCTGAAAAATATGATAAATGGGATAAGAAGTCGACGGGATTTGCTTTTAGAGTAGGTTCTACTTCAAGAGTATTAAGAAAATTAGGAGTAAACAATAAAGATATTACTTGGGACAGTTCTAAAATAATAAAAATAAAGGAAAAGCATCCTGAAATGACTGACAGTATAATAAAGCAGGTGCCTAATATACTTGAAAATCCGATTATTGTAATGGAGTCAAATACTGTTAATGGCAGACTTGTTTTATTTGGTGATGTATATGACAGCAAAAACAATCCTGTCCTTGTTGCACTTGAGTTAAATCCAACCGATAGAGGCGGAAAAAATTTAAATGTTATCAAGGTAGCAAGTGCTTATGGTAAAGAAAAAAATCTGCAAAACTTTATTAACAAAAGTAAAATTTTGTATGTTGAACCAAATAAAAAAAGAACCCATATGTGGCTGAGAGTCAATAGGCTCCAATTGCCGTTACTCAGTAGTTCCACATATGGATTCTTTAATAACAGTATATCTCAAAATTCTAAAAATGTCAATACGAAAAATGACGAAAGTAGCAATGATATCAAATACAGCATGGGAGGATTGAAAGCAGAAACTGCGGACAAGAGTGCACTTGAGAAAGCTATGGAGCTTGAAAAGGACGGTACAGATTCCGAGAAAATCCGTAAGGAAACGGGTTGGTTTAAGGGATATGACGGCAAGTGGCGATTTGAGATAGATGACAGCGAATTAGAGTTTAAAACAGATATCAAAAAGAACAGAGCTGCCGCAATTGAACTTGCAAAAATGAAAGTTAAAAGTGCAGAGCTTGAAGAAAAGATTGTAAATAATACAGCAACAAAAGCAGAGGAAAATGAATACTACAATCTTGACGAAAAAATGATTGAGTACAGAAAAGGAGTGAAATTGAGTGATGTAATAAATCATCCAAAACTTTTTGAAGCGTATCCGCAACTAAAGAATGTAGATGTTTATTACGAGATTTCTTCGGTTAATCGAGGTGTATACAGTTCAAACGGTAATGTGATAATGTTAAATCCGATGCATACGATTGATGAGCAGAAAGAAGCGATTATTCACGAAATTCAGCACGCAATACAGGGAATAGAAGATTTTGCAAACGGCAGCAGTTTGGAATATTGGGAAAATCTCGGATACAGCGATGAAGAAGCAATGGCAATGTATTATAACACTGCCGGAGAAAGAGAAGCAAGAGATGTTTCTGCCAGAAGAGATTACAATGCAGAGCAAAGAAAAAACATCCGTCCAGACATTGACAGGAAAGATGTTGTATTTGCTAATAGCGGTGATCCAGTGTATTCGGCGGATGAAAATATAATGCAAAATGATTTTGAGGAGAAAGTTGACCAAATAGAGAATAACACATACAATTCAAATGATGTTGTTATTATGGGCAGAACTCCAAAGGTGTTACAGGATATTGGATTTAATTCGTTGCCTGTTGCGATGACGAAAAATCATATATATTCTGTTGCAGTATCAGAAGCGAGGGCGAAAAATGAGGGGAGATATAAGAAAAACACTAATTATCATGATTTAGGTTTCAATACGGTTAAGCAAATTTATAATAAAATTTCTGATCCGCTTATGGTAATTGCTCACCCTGATTTTACTAATAAAGAGAGCAGGGACAGTACTCATAAAGTTATTGCATTGGTTGATTTATCCGTAAATAATAAGCAGGTAATTGCGCCTATCGTGGTAGATTTTGAAAGTAGATATAACAAAAAAATAATTGATGTCAATCTTGTAGCAACATACTTTAATAAAAACAATATTCATGATTTAATAAAAGAAGCAATAGCTTTAGAAAATAATAATCAAGTTGGTTTTTATTATTTAGACAAAAAAAGAACTCAAAGTATAATTAAGCAGAAAGGGTACCAATTACCCAGTGTACTTAATAACTTGAGTTCCAATATTATTATACGCAAAATTGATAGCAATGTCAATAAAAAAATTAATAAAATTACCCAAAGCAAGCAATTTGTAAGGTGGTTTGGTGATTGGCAGAATAGTCCGAAATCTGCAAGCAAGGTTGTGGACGGCAACGGTGAGCCTCTTGTAGTGTATCACCAGACGGGAAATGATTTTACAGTATTTGATACTAAGCATACCGGTGCGGGTGAGTTTGACAGCGAAATGCCGACAGGAATATTTATGAAGCCGACAAGCGATAACATAGGGCTTAGCGGAAACAAGCAAATGGCTTTGTATGCAAATATTCGCAATCCGCTGACTGTAAATAACAGGGCGGAGCTTGTGAGGTTTTACGAACAGAATATTGACGGTTACAAAGAAGCAAGAGATTACATAAGTAGCATTGACAGCGAGTATAAGCAAAAATATGAACAAGCTGAGGCAGAGGAGGACGCAGAATATTCAAAACTTTGGACTGCACGAGAGCAGGGAAAGATTACCGAAGATGAATATCAGAAAGCAATAGAAAGCAATGCACTTGATGAGTTGGAAGAAGAATGGCACAATAAAGTGAATGAGGCAAGTAAAGAGGCAAAGTCACTTATTGATGACTATTTCAGGAACAGTAATTATGACGGCGTGATTGTAAACAATGATGTCGGCAGCTTTGGCAGGAGCACAAAAACATATATTGCATTTGAGAACACTCAGGTTAAATCCGCAACGGATAACATTGGAACTTTTGACGGAAAAAATCCTGATATAAGGTATTCGATTGATGATACGAAACAGGAAGAGGTTGATTTCAGAAAGGCTTTGACAAGAGAAGAATGGGCAAGTTTTTATTCTTCTTTAAATAAATATAATCAAAGAGATAATTTGAAAATTAGTAAAAACGGTATATTAATTCCTGATGAACACAACACACAAGATTATAAGTTGGTTTATTATAATGGTAATTATCAATCACCAAAAGTTTTGGCAGTTTACAAATTGAAAAATTTTGATTATACTATACATGATAATCAAATGGATTTTGAGGAATTACTAAATGAATTAAGGAGGAGTGATGAAAATGATAAGTACGCAAAAGCAATTTTGGCAAATAATACGAAAGTGTTCGGAACTGTATTCGAGAGATACGGAGGGCATGGTTGGGTCACTATTGACAACACACGAGAGAGTGTTTCAGATAGAAGAAATATTAAAGAAACAGCCGACGGAGCAGGAACTTATGAAAATTCTGAGCGAGAAGTATCCGGAGGATTATCAGAAGATAAAATCTCAGACATAAGGTATGCGATTGATGACACTCTGAATGACTGGTTAGATGATTTACCCGAGGGTATTGACTATGAAAAAGTAGTTGAGAAAAACCCGGTTGTTGCCGTTGCTAAGATTTACAACAGTGCGTCAAAGACAGCGGAAAGTGGGTTAAGACAGAGCCAAAATGTAAGACTTGAGGAAAAGGATTATCTTAGAATTGCCGATAAAATTATGGATAAGTACGGCATTAAGGGAAAATATAATCCTAATTATAAGCAAGAACTTGCAGAACAGCTTACGGGCTTTATTGAGCACATAGGAGAGAAAGGCTCAAACTTTACGGATGTGTTTGAGGAACTGGTAAATGATTGCAAGGGCGGTATTTTGCTTAGCGGCGAGTATGACACAACGCTTATGAAAGACGAAAGAGAGTTTGTACTTGACTTAATTCATGACAAGACTTTGTTCATAAGACCACGAGATATACAGCAGATTGAAGAGGATTACGGTTCGGTAGCAAACTACCGCAAAAAGATGTTTGGCAAAACAAATGTTGCTATAAAGACCAAGGAAAGCGGCAGGGGGTATTACATTGAAGATGTGATTGCCCTTGTGGAAGAGTATTATCCGTATTTGCTGGATGAGAATGCTGACGGTGATATGGGATACTTATGGCTTGAAAATCTTGTTAATAATGTGTTGAAACCTAAATACAAAAATCCGTACTTTGACGGCGAAAACTCATTCTATGAAACTCCGGAAACTGCTGCTGTGCAAATGGCATTTGACTGCACAACTGAGATTATTAATCAAAAAACTTCAAGGTTTAAAGCAGACAAGAGAGCGGACAAAAAGCTGATTAGAAAGCTTGAAACATCGCAAAAAGAGGCGGTTAAGTTAGCAACAGAGCTTGCTGCGACTAAAAATAAACAGTACAGGCAGGAACTTAAAGAGGCAAAAGAAAGAAATACAGAACTTTGGAAAACAAACTCTGAGCTTAGACAGCAGAAGAACGAAGAGCACCGCAAGCGTGTAGAGCACGCAAGGCAGATGTTTAGGAAGAACATCAAGGAAAAACAAAAAACGAGGGAGCAGAGAAACAAGAATGCTGAACTGAGAAAGCAAAACGAGGCGTATAGAGCGATTGTAGCAAGCAATTACAGAACTATAAGAGAGGAGTACAACGAGGGAAGAAACAAGACGCTGTATATACAGAAACTCGGAAGAATGTGCGACAGGCTTACTAAAAGGCTTGACGGCAAGGCAAGAAACAATGAGTATATTCCCGACAGTTTGAAAGGACCTATTGTAGATGTGCTTAGGTGCTTTACAGCCAAAAACGCTAAAGGGGATACGCCTGCTGTTTTTGGAGAGTGGAATAGAATCAAGGAAGTTGGAGACAGGGTGGCAGACCTTGAGAGAGAGTATGCAAAGCTAAACAGTGGTAAAAACCCTAAGTTAGATAATCAGCCTGCCTCATTCTTTGACATTACAAGCATTCACTATAAAGCAGATGTAATGGAGAGATTATCGGAACTGTCACAAAAACTTAAGGGACGCAACATATACACGCTGACCTCTGACGAGTTGTATGCGATATATGATACTATGCAAGAGCTTGAGGAGTCGCTCAAGGACGCAGTACAGATTATTGTTGACGGAAAAAAGCAGAATTTTATGGCACTTGCCAATACGGCTATTGAAGAGGTAAAAAACAATAAGTCGATAACAGATTACTCTAAGATGAGAAATGTAGTTGCCGCACCGTTCAAGCAGCTTGGAAAAAGTTATATAACTACTCATCTTGACCCTGTGCGCTATGGCAGAATGCTTAGTAATTATAACGATGACAGTATTATATATAAGATGTTCAGCGACCTGCATAAAGGAGAAAATCACGCTATTGCATTACAGCACGAGGCAATAAGCAGAATTAAAGAGGTAACAATCAAATATTCTGATGAAGTTAAAAAAATTCAGAATGAGGATGTGAAAGAGTTTGATTTTAGGGATGTAGAAACCGGTAGGCGTGTGCCGATTACGCAGGGCGTACTTCTTGCAATATATCTTACCGACAGGCAGAAAAGCGGACATATTCATCTTTTGGGTGGTACAGATGTAAGCTATGGTAATAAAGCAAAACATTTCACTGTATTGCCTAACTTTGAGTTGGATAACATGAAACTTAAAAGGACTGCAAAAGAACATCCTAACAAGGTAAGATTTACAGCAAGCGATTTACAAAACATTGAGAGTTATGTAGAAAAGAATAAAGTGCTTATGGAGCTTGCCTCGGCTATTAGTGAGGTGTATAATCAAACACTTAAGCAAGAAATTAACGAAGTGAGTATGGCTAAGTACGGAATGAAAATTGCGACTGTTAAGAATTATTACCCGTTGCAGGTGTACGGTGACGCAGGTAAATACGAAAAGGTGCTTGAAACAGAATCTTATGATACAAGGCTTAAGAGCAGAGGGTTTACCAAAAAGCGAGAATGGTCTTCTACACCTATTGTTATCGAGGACGCACTTAGGAAATATGTTAAACAAGTGAGGGAAGTCAGCGAATACTGCGGTATGGTGATACCGATTGAAAATTTCAAAAAGGTATATAACTATTCTGACGGAACTCAGACGCTGCACAGCACGATAAAGGACAGATATGGCGTGACTGCTGAACATTATATAGATAAGCTGATCGGAGATTTACAGCAGAGAGCAGACACCATAGATAATACTTTTCTTGATAAAATTCAGAGCAATTTTATGGGAATGAAGATTGCCTTTAACTTTGGCTCTATGATAAAGCAGGTTTCTGCATTTCCTCTTGCTAACAGATACTTTGGGGCTAAGAATGTTTCGCTTGCGGCTATGAATTTATTTAGAAACAAGGTTGACTTTGATTTATATGACAAGTACACATCGTATTTATGGTACAGAAAAGAGGGCAACGGTACGGTTGTTGGTGAGCTCAGCAGGGAAATGAGCCTTGTTAATAAATGGCAGGATACTTTTGACTTTGTAGGCAAAATGGACAACAGAGTGGTTGCAAGTTTACTGTATGCGGCAGAGCTGCATGTTGAGCAGACCACTGACCTTAAAAAGGGGACTGACGCTTTTTACAGAGAGGTTGCAAGGCAGTTCGAGAAGTGTATTGACGAAACCCAGCCGAACAACATGGTTACATCAAAGCCACAGTACTTGAGGAACAAGAATTTAAGGCGACTGTCGCTTAATGCCTTCCGCTCTCAAAATATGGCAATCGGTAATACAATATTTGATTCATTCTTTGAAATGAAAGCAAGAATGGCTGATGATAAGATTAACAGTACGGCAGAAAGCAAAGCTACTAAAAAAGCCGCAGTGTTAAAATTTGTTTCGTGCTGTTCCGGTGCCATTAGTGCTAATTTGCTCTTAGGCGCTTTGTCTTTGTTGTCATCAATATGTTTGTATCATCGTTGGGATGATTTGTTTGACGATGAGGGAAACATATCTGCGAAAAATATTGGGTTTAGCTACATTAATGAAGTATTAAACGGTATATTCGGCAGCTTTGCTATGGGTGATTATTTGTATAGTGCGGTAAGCAGTGTTATTGACATAGGTAAGACTTATTACGGCTTGCAGGTTATGAATGTTGATTCTATTAATGATATGGTCAATGATTTGATAAGCGGAAAAGCATTGGACGCACTTAAAACATTGCTTGATTGTCTGGGTATTCCGGGTACTAATTTTGCAAGGTTTGGCTCATCAATATATGCTTATTACAATGATGTGGCTAAAGGCAGCGGAAGAATTATTACGGACAGCAAGGGTAATGTGGTTACTGATTACTTGCACTATTACATAGTTGAAGATAAAAAGGACGGCAACAGCTCAAGAGCGGAACATTACGAAAATATGTGGAAAGAAATTCTTATAGAAGAAAAGGGTAAAACAGAAAGTGAGGCTACTGATTACATAAAAAGCAAAATTGTTACTGCGCTTTCGGCTGACGATGATATTGAAGAGGCGGGTGTGGCTAAGGCTAACGGTAATCTTGCAGATTATGAAAAGTATAGGCAGAAAGTTATTGATTATGGCTTTGACAGCAAAGATGTACAAAAAGCTATTGACAGATTTATTAAAAGCGAGGCTAAACTTGTTTCTGAAATTGAAGATAATGAGGACCGAAAACAGGAGCTTATTGACAATGGGTTTAACGAAAAAGGCGCTGAATTTGTAATCAATAAGATTAATGAATCAAAGTCTTATGATGAAACGGGAAGTACATCTGTATTTGATGATACAAGTGAGGAAAATGAACTTGTTATGTACAGCTATTCTGATTTATTTGACGCCCTGATTAACGGTGATACTGAAAACTATAGTATGATTGAAAATTATCTTATAGAAAAGGGAGGAAAAACAAAACAGGAGATAAAGAGTGCTATGAGAAGCACAAGCAGAACAGATAAACTGTGGGGCGAATATATAGAGGCATCTACAGGCAATGACAGGCAACGCACAAGAGAACTTGTTACTCAATTGACGAGAATTTACGGAAGTTGGGAGAATGCGAAAACGGCTTTGAAAAAATATCAAAACAAAATAAAGTAAATTAATTCCCACCGCAAGAGATTATTTAACTCTTGCGGTGGGGTTGTTTTAGGGGGATATAATTTTTACAATTATATAAGAGGTGATAATGTGAATACAATTTGCTTTTCTGTTTATAAGAACACCTTGAAGAAAAAGGATGGATTTAACCCGGTTAGTTCTGAGAATAAGTATTCTGAAATCAAGTTGAATTTTAGGGGCGGTGATGACTGGGAAAAATGCAGTGTTGTATCGGCTACTTTCTTCTGCGGATTGAGTGACGAAACTCATAGCGATGTGGTTGAAATCAATAATTTATCAGCTGCAATTAAAATTCCTTCGGCTGTACTGAAGAATAAGAGTAAAGTACAATTTGGCATTTCAGGAGTGTTTGATAATGACGGTACGGCTGTAACTATTTCAACTAATGTTGTGACGATTAATTTAAACAAGGGAATAATTGTAAATGATAGTATCGGCGCAGACATATATGAAAGACTGATGACGATATTCAATGAGAAGATAAGTGCAAAGCTGTTGTGCAACACTCCGCAAATGTTTGGAGCAATAGGAAACGGTATTGCAGATGACACGAACGCAATACAAAGAGCTGTTGACTTAGGACTTCCTGTATATATTCCAAAAGGAACATATAAGATTACAAAGCCGATTTTGGCAAAAGATATGTATATAGACGGCGATACACAAGCAATTATCGAAAGCGATTGTAATGATAAGGCGGCTTTTGAACTTAATGTTGAAAGCCCTAATCTCGGATATATATCACGAAACAGTTACATACGGAACATTACAATCAATGTCAATAACGGCAAATACGGAATACATTATAATCGTACTCACAATCTTTCGCTGAAAAATATTAAAATTAAAAATTTCAGTGTGGCAGGTATTCTTGCAGGAAGTTTAGCTGATGGTGTAAAAAGCTACAACATCGAAACGGTAGCAAGCGGACTGTTACTGTTTAACGAATCGGCAATACTTGGAAGTGTTGGAATCAGAAATCTGACAACAGACAGTTACTGGAAAGATATTATTGTATATAACACCGATGTGGGAATTGAGCCGGGCGGAAATGATATAGTTACATGTCACTATTGGAACTCGCTTGAAGAGCTTACGGAAACTTGTACTGCTTTTGTGCTAAGGGACAATGTGAACGCTACATTGAGCTCGTGCTGTTCTGATTCAAGCAGGTATGCTGTAAGGCTTGGCGATTATTCAAGGGCGACTATTAACGGCTTGAGAATTATATACGCAGCGGCTATGATTGAGAAATATGCTAAGGTTAGCGACTGCGTCATTATTGACAGTGCAGAGGATCCGGCTAATCCGAGTAAATATTACAGCTCGTGTACTGCTCACATTACAGGCCTTGAAATCAAAGCACAGACATCCGTAAATTTAAAAATATTGTCTGACTATTTGTTTAACAGATATAAAACACTGCCAACATATTGGCGAAACATATCAATATCAAGCAGCTTTATCGCTCCTAATGTTGCAAACCAACCGTCATTGGGATTTGAGAATTTTTCAAACACGCAAGGCACAAGAAATAGAGACGGAGTGGGTGGAATATCTGACTGCAATACAAGAGAAATAGGAGTATACAGATGTACTACCTCAACCGCTAACATTCCTGAAACGGCAAAAGGTATGTTGATATGCTTGTCATCGGGTGAGTATAACTGGAGTCAAATATACATAACAAGTAGTGCGTTGTGGATTAGATATTCATCATCGGCAACTACTTGGGACAGTTGGGTAAAGATTAATCAGAGCTAATGGAGGAGTACTACAACGCTATTATGGCAGTTTGGGAGGGTTGATTATGGCAAAAGTAACTTGTGTTGATGTTTCGGAATTTCAGCAGAATATCGACTTCAACAAAATGAAAAATGACGGCATAAAAGCTGTAATAATAAGGGCAGGATACGGCAGAGAAGTATCGCAAAAAGACAGTATGTTTGAAAGCCATTACAAAAATGCCAAAAGCGCAAATTTAAAAATCGGAGTGTATTGGTACAGCTATGCTGACAGTGTGAACGATGCGGAAAAAGAGGCAAAGGCTTGCCTTGAATGCATTAATAA